TAGAACCTGGTGGGTTAATCATGCCCCATAGCCCTGTCAATTCAGGAACATACTTTTCTTGCACATCTAAATGACCAAAACACTCTTTGGCTTTTAGTAATATATCACCAACGGTGCTTTTAAATTCCTCATCCTTATACAGCTCATCGTTACTATGCCAACCTCCAATATTAGATCTCGGCATACCTTTTTTATCTTGCGCTTTAATTTCATATAGTCGATCTATTAAGTGACCGTGGCCCGTAACCTCTGTCATCATAACAGGTGTTATAAATAATGATTGTAAATCCATAATATTCCTTTCTAAAGTTGACCTTTTGTAACCTCCATAAAGCTTACAATTATATGCACTTGATTAGCAGCGTTGGCCTGCGCTTTTAGTACATCAGACTCTTGCAAAACAAGAGGCTGAGATAGTAACTCTGTTGTAGTGTTAGTAGCTACACTTTTAGCTTTAAATAATTCAAACGTTGCAGATGATCTAACTACTTCTAAATCTACTAATGTCGTGTTTCCAGAATCATTACAAATTAAAATAGATTTTACTACATCAGTTGTGGGTGGCACAGGTGGTGTAGCACCAGGATTAGCTGTAGGCACTGTTAATATTGTTGTCAGATCTGTAGATGTAAGATCAACCATTGAACTTTTAAATGTATTAGCCAAGGAAGAATGTCTCCGATTCAGTTTCTTCTTTCAAGTCTTGTTGAAAGTTTGTGTTTAATAAAAAAACTATTTGTTCAAGTAATCTAATCATTTGATCAAACTGACCAGGGTCATATTCTTGTGTAGCGTTTGGTAATCTAGTTATATTTATTTTAGCCATTATCTTCTACCGTCTGGTCTTATCTCTAATTTTTGTGAACCAAGTCTCCAAGGTGTATCATCTACTGTATTAGTTGTATATCGTATTTTTACAGCTCTACCCCTGCCTCTTACACTTATTTTTTCTGTTGTGCTCGTTATAGTGCCACTTGTTTGCACATTTGATGCTGATTGAGGATATTGTTCTAATGTAAGTCTTGCAGTCATAGTGTTTGCTAAGTTGTCAAAATCAGGAACTAATTTATTTACAGACATTAGCTGATCACCGTCAGCTATTTCAACAGATCCTGTTTCTAAAAATGCTGTTATGGCCGTGCCATCTGCCTGATTGTTACCAGATTCATGTTCATACACAAAAGATGCACCAGCAGTCAACCCTAGTATGCTAGTAGCATTTGCAGTCGCGGACGAACTATACTCTGTTGCAATCGGTTTTTCATACACATAAGCACCAAGCCATGTAGTTCTTGCAAGATTTATTGTGTACCAAGTGCCTTCTAAGTAATTATAAGCAACGGCTCTGTCTATTTGTGTAGCATTAGCAGAGGGATAATACCATATTATCTCGTTAAAAGCTGTATTTAGACCAACAGCGATGTCATTTTTGTTTGTGTAACTTAGGTCATCAAATACATAATCTTGAACAGTGCAAGGCATTTTTTTGACAACACCATCAAAAAGATAAAATGCATTGTCTGACATCCAATAAGCAACTCCGTTTACTTCTATAGCTGCGTGCTGTGCTATTAACCCAGCATTAGCACCAAGCTGTCTAAGACCAAATGTAAATGGTGTGCCAACAAATTGAATGCCGTGTAATGATGTATCTGTCCATACTAGTATTTGACCTGTTGATTTAACGGCACCAACAATTCTAGAACCATCTGTTATTCTTAAAGATCCTGCCTCGTTTGTAGCAACAGGTGTGTAATCTGTTGCATCTTCTCTGTCCGAAAATCTGAAGAGAAGATCATCCTGTGTAGCCGTATTACCAATTGTAGTTTCTGTTCCGAATATCAATAAATGTCTAGTGTCTGTAGAAACAATACTAAATCTAGAAGCTGTTGGAGCATTGGATAACGCTGTGGCTCTTGCAGCTAAACCTCCTGATGTATCCCAAATAAACGTGCCACCATTTAAAACTGTTGCAATTAAATCCTCACCAAAATTATCAAGTGACCAGTTTCTACCCTCTACAACAACATTAGAAGAAGACCTTGGTTCATCCCAAGTGCTAGCTCCCCAAGTTTCCGTGCCCCAACCATATCCATATGTAGAGGATGTTGGACCAGGATTTATTTGATAGCTTGCATCTGTAGAGCCTCCACCTGCTGCTGTAGTGCCAGATGCGTTTGTCCCAGCATTTATTGTATAGGTATTGCTAGTTGGCACAGTTAAAATTTCAAACTCAGCATTAAAATCTATACCATCTACCACGTTTGTAGCAGAGCCATTATCAAAAGTAACGAATGCACCGACCTCAGCTAGATGACCATTGTCGGTTACTGTTACCGTAGAAGACCCACTTGATGTAGCAAAAGGATTTGTAAGACTAGCAGTTCTTCTTATAGGTGTAATGTCATAAACTTTACCCTCAGAAAAAATATATAGTTTTCTATCGGAGCCTAGAGCCAAATATCTTGTACCATCTAAGCCTATCCAAGAGTGTGTATCCCTAACGGCACCAACCACCGTAACGTTTGGATTAGGCAAATTAACCCATCCACCCCATCTTTCTGGCTTACCATAGTGAAATCTTACAAAGTCAGAATCCACGTATTTACGTTGATCACCAGCAGAATAGGCAGTATCTTGTTTGTCTACGCCTGGTTTAAATTTAAGATCTACTAGTTTCATAATTTAAATAGTATTATCGAATTTGCATTGAAATGCAATGGATACTCTCATAATCGGACACATTCTTGATACTTGAACACCTCTGTGGGGCAGATAAGAAGGGAAAATTACTAATCTATTAGGTAACGGTGGAGCACCATCCAGAATTCGAGTTTTAGCAAAGTCATATAATAAAATCTCTCCACCCCAACTTGTGTCCCATCTGTCATGAGCAAAATAGACAATAGTAATATTTTTTGAAAATGTAGCAGTATCGTCTTGATGAACAGTCTGTTCACTTAAAGGATAGTTTGCGTTGAAAAAAACTCTATCTAAAACATTTTTATAATTTTCTTCTACCTTAACTTTAGCATTAATTGTGTTCCAAAGATTATAAATTACATTTGCTTCGTTAAATCTTTTTTCTTTTATTAAATTATTAATTTTGTTTACGTGATCTGCCGCTCCAAAATTTACGTTATTGTCTGAATCGTCAGATCTTGTTGTAAAACTCCAAATACCGCTCTGTACTTCTTTAGTCACCAACGCAAAAATTTCTGGTGGCGCTACGTCGTCGAGTATTTTAATAATTCCCATATTTTAAATCTGTCCAATATTGTATACTAAATCTTTGTTGTGGGAATGGCACGTCTTTACCACTTTTAGATTTAATTGGTGTTATCGCATGATGAATATATGTTGGAAAAACAACCATTATATTATTTTGATTTGGTATTTTTATAGTTCTACCTTCATCCATAAATAACATGTCACCACCAGAAAGTTCATCGCCTTCGTTTAAAATTAAATTAAATGTATAAAATTCTGAATCTTGATGCCAATTGTAATACCCACCGTTATTGTAAGATATTACGTGTATTTTATGTGTTATTTTCTTTTGTTCTAAAAACTTAAACACGTTTAACCTACCGTAATTATTAATAAAGGTAACAAATCCTGGATGATAAAACCACTCATTTAATTCTAATATCGAATCATTATTTGCAGCAACTTTACCATCTCTTATTTCTTCTTCTGTTATCCAGTAGTCTAAACCTCCACATTTACTGTTAAATAAATTTACAGCTCTATCTGTCCAATTAGGAATTCCAAAATTACCCCTGTTGTTCATTAAATCTATTTTAATTTTTTGTAGCATCGTGTCTGGTAAAAAATTTTTACAAATAATTATGTTTTCAGATGCATATTCGTAATTCATTTAGTGCCTTTAAATTGAGTTGCCACGTTACCCCTAAATGCATAGTTTCCGTAATGAGTCATACCGCTCACTATATCTGCATATATTTTGCCACCCATGTTTTGCCACAAACGACAAAAAGCGTAGTCCTCTGATAAATATCTTTTGGTTTTTGGTTCTATCATTGTATCAAAAAAAGTATAGTTCCAATCAGATGTTTGATGATAATCAAATTCTTTATCATGAGATTGATTAATGTGTTGATCTGGTATAAATTTTAACTCTGGGTAAACCTTTGCCATTCTTACAAATACCTCTCTTTTAATCAACATAAAACCAGTCGGTCCATCCATAACTTCTATGAACCCTTTATCTAATAATATGTTATGAGGATCTTTTACATTAAGATTATATTGTAATGATGCTGCCAAAAGCTCGTCTTCAGGCATATCTGGTTTTTCTTTTAATCTTTTCTTTACTTTAATCCAATCAATAGTTTTTCTAGGATATATACCCGTAACAACATCTTTGTCGTAATCAAGCATTCTTATCACTGCCTCTGGATTAAAAGCTAAATCGGAATCTATAAATAAAAGATGAGTATAATTACCATCCATAAACAATTGCACTAGAGTATTTCTAGCTCTAGTTATTAGTGATTCATTTCCAATTGTTCCAAACTGTAATTCTATTTTTTTTGTAGCAGCTAAAGCTACAAGTTGCATACAACTTTTGAAATAATCCGCTGTTATCATACCGCCATAACAAGGAGTGCCTATAAAAATTTTTTTCATGACATCTCCTGGTTTAAAAATTCATCCACTATTTTTTTTGGATCTATTTCTACACAATATGGATAATCAGAGATTAAATTTTTGTTTTGAGTATAACCAAACATTTCTGGTTTTGAGGTGCCCCAAAGAACAACACCTTTTTTGTTAAACGGTTTATTTGAACACATGTGTTGTAGTGAACTATCAATCGATATAAATGATACACAATATTTAGCGAGTATCATAAAATCTATTTTGTCCACAAACTTTGGATTGCCACCAAAGTTATTAAAAGCCATAGTGTTTAATAAAGGCTCTTGCTCATTGTCATGACCAAAAACAATTATGTTTACACCTGGTAATGCCTCCCTTAATAAATTTACAACTTCTTGTCCTTGATTATAGTTTCTCCCATGATTTTCTGAGTCATAGTTTTCCATCTTTGCAGCTTGTCCACCTGTAAACTGCACTAAAATAAATTTACCTAACTTCATTATGTCTTTTTCTAGTTCTTTTTCTCTTCTTTCATTGATAGAAAAATTAGGTCTTTTGTCATCATTGTCTGGCAAGTCATACATTTGTCGCCAATAATCAATGATGTGACAATCGCCTTTTAAAAAATTAGATCTGTATGGTTCATTGTGAAAAACATTCCAATAATTATTAAAGAAAGTATGTGTATGGTCATGCAAAGGTAGTATGTGTAGAGGTGTAGAGAGAGCAACTCGTTTGTCATGTTTAAAAAGTTCTGGCCAACCTGACATGATACAAATTTTTTTTAAAACAGTCAGATCGTCTAGTAACGAAGTAAATTGTAAATGTTTGCCAACTCCACCTTCTAAAATATGTATGTCTGGTAAATTATCTTGTTGCATATTCAGTTTTTAAATACTCTATCTTTCTGACCCATCCTCTTGGTATAGCTATTGCACCACCACCGTGATTATCATCTTTATCTATACACCATGATCGCATAATCACAATTTTGTCATCGTTATTTACAACCATGTATCCAACTTCTTGGCACACGGCTAAGGGTGCATTAATTATATCTTTTATAGGCAACCACCCTGTTTCTGTGTCACGAGCATCTAACCACGTCACACGGACCATTGGAACTTTATTAATATTCATTATAAAAAATATTAAGAGTGTATCTTTCAGAGCTGTCTCCAAAAGATTGTAAATCCGAGTGAGGTATTTTACTTCCATTAAAAAATAAGGCTCTATTTTCTATAAAACCAATGTGAGAAGATAAAGATTTACCAGTCATAAAACCTGTTCCATTATTTAATAATGGATTACCTTTTACAAATAATAAAAAATTTGCGACGTTATCTTTTTCCACATCAACATGAAACAAAGGTTCTTTATTGTTTTGTCTTTTATGCGCACTTACTGAAATAGGTTTAAGATCCCTATTTGGAAAAAAATAATCCTTTATTAATTTTAGTAAAGGATCAGTGTGGAAACTGTGTGGAAATGTGTGTCTGTAACCATATATTTGACCCTCTGGGTTTTTAACTTCTGTGTAATTAATATTTAAAAAAGTTTCTTGTAATGACTCTAAAGTTTCAATTGATAAAAAATTATCCACGTACATGACAAATTCCGTGTTTTTGTTATGTTGCATTATTTTTCTTCAAATTTTGCATCTTTTGGCACTAAGCGTAAATTAAAAGATACTGATCTTCTTTCTTCGTTTGGAGTTCTAAATGGATAAACCATATGAGTAAGCCAAGATGGAAATAAAAATATGTCTCCTACTTCAGGTGGATGTTGAAGTTTGTGTCCACTAAATGTTTTAGGATCTCCACACATAAAAAGTATGTCACCAACACTTGGATAGTGATCTTCTGCTTTTCTTTCTTTGTCTATGCTCTTTGGCATTTTGGTGTAGAAAACACCAGATAAATCACCGTCGTGCATATGTGCGGGATTAAAGTCTCCTGCCCACTGGCTCACACACCACATTGATTCAATTACCATTTTGTCTATTTTCTCAGCTTGTAAAGTTTCACTAGCTGGTGGTATGCTTAGGTATTGTTTTACCATCTCACCAATTAAAAAAACTAATTGCTGTCCATCTTTGTCAATCCACTCAGGTGGTAAGCGCACTTCTTGTTTTACATTGCCAGCTAAATTAGGAGACCAATCCCACTCTTTAGCTAACTTAGGATCACCTAGTAACTCATCACATTTTTGATTGACTGTGTCTAATATAAAACTAGGCACTTTGCCTCTAACAACGGTAGGACCAAAAGGTCTAATAGCGTCGAATTGTAATTTAATTTCTTTTTTAATTTCCTCCATGGGAGCACCTCATTCTTTTTCTATTGTCATATAGCAATAATTTGCCTATAAATATACAATTAAATAGGCTTAATTTACAAGGCCAGCCTCCTTGCACTAAAACAATCATGATTTGCAGAAGGAGAGCATGCTAAAAAAAATATTTAAAGCTGCAAAAAAAGCAGCCCCAATTATCGGTGCAGGACTAGGATTTCTAGCTGGTGGACCTGTATTAGGATCGGCTATTGGTGGTGGTCTTGGTAGTTTAGTTGCAGGTAGAAGCCCTCAAGAGGCACTTAAATTTGCAGCATTATCTGGATTAACAGGTGGAGCACTAAGTAAATTTGGTGGACTACAAGCTGGACAAGGTCTGGGTGGATTATTTAAGTCTGTGCCGGGACAAACTCTTGGAGCTGCAGGATCTGGATTAGCACCGGGAAGCACAGGAGCTCTCACACAAGCTGTCGCTGCTCAAGCACCTAAACAAAGTGTTTTAGGATCAATAGTTAATTTTGCAAAAGCCAATCCTCTTAAAACGGCAAGTGCAGTGTTAGGACTAGGGGCTTTAGCTGGAGCAGGAGAAGAAGAGAAGAAAAAATCACAGTTTGAAGATGTATACGGAACAATGGACCCACTCAGAGATTTAGATGACGCTGGCATAGGTGGTGTAACAACAGTGCCATTTTCTCAATATGGACCTAATTTATTAAACAGAGCCATGGGTGGAGAGATAAATGGATTAAAACAAATTGGTTTAAATAAAGGTGGTTTTCCACGTAAAAATGGTAAGATAGCAGGACCGGGGACAGAAACAAGTGATGACATACCAGCAATGTTAAGTGATGGTGAATTTGTTATTAATGCAAAAACTGTAAGAGGACTTGGACGAGCTATGGGTGGTGAAGGAACAAAAGAGAGTAGAGACAGAGGATCAAAATTCTTGTATAGTTTACAAAGAAAATATGGAGATAGAGCATAATGGTTGATGAAGTAATACAACGAACGCAACAGGCTCCTTTTATTGAAAAAAGAGCAGAGCAGTTACTTGCATCTGTGTTTGGTGATCCAAATGCAGTAAAGAGAGCAGGTGAAAGCGATGCTGATTTTAACTTACGTAAGTTTGGTAGAGCTGGCATAGCACAAGCAATACCAGCATTTCAGTTTGCAGGTTTTACACCTGAACAACAAAGAGCTTTTGGTTTAGCAAGTCAGAATGTAGGATCATATGCACCAGCTTTAGCTCAAGGTATGGCAACATCCAATCTTGGCGTCGCAGGTTTACTTGGTGGCACACAAGCATTTCAACCATCTTCATCACAAGCTTTCATGGACCCATATCAACAGAATGTTACACAGCAAGCTTTAGCAG